AAGATGAAGATACAACTGGTTTAATAGTTGTAGTTGGTGAGAAAGATAAGCAAAGACTTAGTGGTAAATATTTCACACCATATAAAGGTAAAGTAACTGAACCTTATTTAGATAGAGGATATGTTTACGCATCTCCAGCTACTGCAAATCCTATAAGTGGTACTGATGTTAGATATTGGTTAAGTGCTGGAAGCGCTGCTGATAGAAAGAAAAACTTTACAAAAGCATATCCTAAATTTGATGAACAAATATTCAAATTAATTACCCTTAAGTTAAAGAGTTTAAAAGAATGTATTAATGAGGAAATTAAAATAAATGTAAAAATTGGAGATACTATTCTAATGGGTAGATTTAAAAATAAAAAAGTAGTTGTAAAAACAATAGGAACTGATGATTGGGGAATGCCAACAATCAATGGTAAGAAGGTAGCAACATTTAGAATTCCTAAAAAAGAAGAATTAAAAGAAGCTGCTAGTAATGCTGGTATGACTGCCGGTGATGAACCTGATACATCATTTGTAGCAGATGGACAACCTAGAATATTAAATAAAGCTAAGCCTGAAGGTTGGTATAAGCAAGGTGGATATACTCAAATAGATACTCCTAAAGCAGATTCTATGAGAGGTAGAGGAAAATCAAAAGATACAGAAACGCAATTCAGAAAAGCTTATTATAAACTTAAGAATGTAACACAAAGTACATTGAATCCTGCAGATGACCCACATACTGTTGAGGATTGGCAAGAAACCGAACCAAATAAAGCAATAGATAAACCTAAAAGATTTTGGGAATTGCCTGATAATCAAAAAGATACAATAATTTCAAAAGAAGATATTAAAGAAATAGTTTCTGATTTTGATTCCATATTAGATGAAATGGGATTTCCCGGCGGATCTGGTGTAGGTTTGAGTTTACCGGGTGGATATATTAATGGGGCACCTAATACTAAAGATGTTAAGAAATTAAAATCTAAATTGGATGGTGATGATAGTGATGAATATACTAAAGTAAAAGAAGTAACTACTGTAAAAAATCACATACCTGTTGATTCTGGTGGGGCAGATGATGATTTTAACAAACATCATAAAGGTGGAATGTACACACCTGATTGGGGTTATGAAGCAGAATTGGATACAATTGATTTTGATGATGATAGAGAAAAAAAACCTGGTCATCAAGCCGATACTAAAGATACACAAAATAAAGGATATGAGCCTGTTAAAGAAATGAATGATAAAATTCCTGGTGGTTTGGCAAATGGTAAAACTTTAATTGATTTGGCTAATAAGTGGGATTCTAAAGGATATTACGAACCAAAGCAATTTGCAGCAGAATATATTAAACCTAAATTGATAAATGGTATTAGAGTTGAAATGGAGCATACATCTGATATTAGATATGCAGCCGAAATAGCAATGGACCATTTATGGGAAGATATAAATTATTATCAAAAGTTGGCAAGTATTGAAGGTGATAGTATAGCTGAAGCAAGTGGTAATGGGGCTTTCTACAATGATGGTAACGCAACAAGCGGTACGATGTGGAATGCAAATTGGGATGATTATGATAATGAAGGATATTATTTAGATAATTTAGAAGGCTGGAACTTTTTTGATAAAACACCATCTGAAAGAGAAAAGAAAAAAGCAGTAGACCAAAAATTACCAATAGATAATCATAATGATACAACTGATAAGTACAATCGTATATTAAAGCATGATTTAAAATTACCACAAGATTTTCTTAAAGAGGAATTATTAGTTGAGGGTGGTGCTTATGGGCATATGAACCATCCATTTGATATTGAAATGAATCTTACTTTTGCAGATTTAAAAAATATTGTAACTAAAGCACTAAATGGTGATTTGGAAACTGTAAGAGAAAAAACTGATGGACAAGCATTAGCAATTAGTTGGGTAAATGGAAGATTAGTTGCAGCTCGTAACAAATCACACCTAAAGAACAAAGGTGAAGGTGCTATGACAATAGGACAAGTAGCTGAAAAGTTTGGAGGTAGGGGCGGATTGACTGATGCATATAATTTCGCAATGAAAGATTTATCAGCAGCAATATCAGCACTATCCGAACCCCAACGTAAGAAGGTTTTTAAGGATGGTGCATGTTTTATGAATTTGGAAGTAATATATCCAACATCAGTAAACGTAATCCCATACAACCAACCCCTATTAGTATTTCATGGTACGTTTGAATATGATAGAGAGGGTGTTATAGTAGGCGAGAATCAAGAAGCTGCAAAAGTATTAGGTGGAATGATTAAGCAAGTAAATGCACATGTTCAATCCAAATATACAATTCAGGGACCTCCAATGCAAAAATTACCTAAATCGGAAGACCTTTATAAATTGCAAGGAAAGTATTTGGGAATGATAACTAAATTACAATCTGAATTTGCATTAAATGATAAATCGGGAGTAGCTGATTATCATCAAGCTTGGTGGACAAACTTTGTAAATAAAGGTGCAAAGAGTTTGGATGCACAGCAAAAAATAGGATTAGTTAAAAGATGGGCTTTTGGTGATAAGAGTTTCCGTATAGCAGATATAAAAGACCCTAAGATACAAAAATGGGCAGATACAACCGATAAGAATGACCAAGCTAAAATATCAAAACAAAATCTAATGAGATTTGAGGAAATATTTTTAGGAGTTGGTGCAGACGTTTTATCATTTATGGATTCGGTATTGACAGCAAATCCAAAACAGGCTACTAAACAAATGTTAGCTCGTTTGGAAAGTACAATAGCAGATGTTAAAGCAAGTGGTGACCCTAAAAAGATTGCAAAACTTAAATTAGAATTGAGTAGAATGCAAGCATTGGGTGGATTTGATAAAATTGTACCAAATGAGGGCTTGGTATTCGTATATGGCGGTAACACTTACAAATTAACAGGTGCATTCGCACCCCTAAATCAAATTTTAGGTATTTTCTTCGCAAAATAATCGTTTTCTTAATTTTGATATACTTATATATACAAATATATCGTATATAGTATGGCAAAGGAATTCAATAAAAAGTTTATGCACCCAACACGTAGAAAGTTGGTTGATATGGTTTTGACGGGTGGGGAATATCAAAAGGAAACACAAATTTCATTCTCCGGAGCAGACAAAAAAAAGATAAAAAGAGAAGTTGGTGATAAGTGGACTGATGATAATGGTAAGTCTTATGAACAATTAGAAGCTGGTAAAATAGAAATATCTGAATTGGGTGATACTATGGCAGAAGTTAGAGCTTACTTAGATAAGTTAAACACTTGTAAATCGGATAGTTGTAAAACAATCAAAGTAGGTAGAGTTGATAAAAAATTAATATCTAAAACTGGATATTGTTTACATTGTCTTACTATAAAAGAATCTCAAATTAAATTAGATGGATTGTGGGAAGCCTATGAGGATTATAAAATATATTCTAATATGATTGGATATGGTAACGATGTATTATCTCAATTCAAACAAGCTTATAGAGATGCAAAGCAAACCTATGAAGTAGTTCAAGAAGATGGCAAGATTGAAACTTGGAGTATGGAGAGGGATGTGGAAGAACTTAAAGCAGAAATTCTTTTGGATATTGTTAAGTTTGAAGGTGAAATTGAACAAGCTACTAAATTAAGAAATGAGGCTTACGATAAATTAAAAGATAAAAATTACGATTTAGTAAGGCCTCTTAAAGATTAATATGAGTACTGGTATAACACAAAAGAAATCTTTAAAAGAGATTATTGCAGAAGAATACAAAAAATGTGCGGTAGACCCAATACATTTTATGAAGAAGTATTGTATGATTCAACATCCTGTTAGAGGTAAGATACCATTTCAATTATTCCCATTTCAGGAAAAGACTTTAACACAATTTAAAGATAATAGATTTAACGTAGTTCTAAAATCAAGACAAACTGGTATCTCAACACTTTGTGCTGGGTTTTCACTTTGGAAGATGATATTCAATACGGATTTTAATGTGTTGGTAATTGCAACAAAGCAAGAAGTGGCAAAGAACTTAGTAACTAAAGTTAGAGTAATGCATGATTTGCTTCCAACATGGCTTAAAGGTGGGTCTATGGAAGATAACAAACTTTCCCTTCGTTTACAAAATGGTTCTCAAATTAAGGCTATTGCTTCATCTCCTGATGCAGGACGTTCTGAAGCATTATCACTTCTTATATTTGATGAGGCAGCTTTCATTGATGATATTGATGAGATTTGGGTATCGGCTCAATCAACCTTATCAACGGGTGGTAGTTGTATAGCATTATCTACTCCGAATGGTGTGGGTAATTGGTTTCATCAAACTTGGTTAGGTGCGGAAGAAAGTACAAATCCATTTAATACAATCAGATTACATTGGACAGTTCATCCTGAAAGAGACCAAAAATGGAGAGATGAACAAGAGAAGCTATTAGGTACAAAGAAAGCAGCACAAGAATGTGATTGTGATTTTATATCTTCTGGTGAAACTGTAATTGAACCTGAATTATTAATGTTTTATAAAGAAACATATGTAATACCACCAGTTGAGAAAGGTGGGTTTGATGGAAATCTTTGGAAATGGGAGCATGCTGATTATTCTAAATCGTATATGGTAGTGGCCGATGTGGCTAGAGGAGATGGTGCCGATTATTCTACTTGTCATGTAATTGATATTGTGAATTCCGTACAGGTTGCAGAATATAGAGGTAAGGTGGACACTAAAGATTTTGGAAACTTTTTAGTAGCACTTTCAACAGAATATAATGATGCATTACTTGTAATAGAGAACGCAAATATTGGTTGGGCAACAATTCAGCAAGTAATTGATAGAGGATATAAAAACTTATTCTATATGAGTAAGGATTTAAAATACATTGATATACAACATCAAATGACAAATAGATATAGAAGTGAAGAAAAGGGATTAGTAGCTGGGTTTTCAACAACTTCTAAGACTAGACCTTTAATCATATCTAAATTAACTGATTACTTTAGAGAGAAATCAATTATAATTCGTTCATCTCGTTTAATAGATGAATTATTTACGTTTATTTATATGAATGGTAGAGCTGAAGCAATGAAAGGTTATAACGATGACTTAGTTATGGCTATATCAATTGGATTATGGGTTAGAGATACCGCACTTCGTTTAAGACAAGAGGGTATTGATTTAACCAAACAAGCGGTAAGTGGTATAACATCAAATACATCTCAAGGGATTTATGGTGGTAATGATACAATGAATGATAACCCTTGGAAAATGAGAGTTGGGGATGATTTTGAGGATTTATCCCAATGGTTGTAGTGTTTTGATATTTTACGATATTTATGTTATATAATGTCAAAATAGAAAACTGATAAAATAAATTATGGCAGAACAAGAATTAGATGACAGTAAAAGTTTTTTTGGTAGACTAAAGAAATTATTTTCAACAAATGCTATTGTTACCGTTGACAAAGATGGTAAGCGTAGAGTTGTTGATACGGATGAGAAGCAAATGAGTACGAACTTTGTAAATCTTAGAGATAGATATACAAAATTACAAAGGTCATATTACGAAACCAATCAGGGTGCACAATCAATGGCATACCATCAGGTTCGTAGAGAATTATTCAGAGATTATGATGCTATGGATAATGACCCAATTATAGCATCTGCATTAGATATATATTCGGATGAATCTACAACAAAGAATGAATATGGTGATATATTAGCAATCAAATCATCAAACGAAAATGTAAGTGCTATACTACATAACCTATTTTATGATATTATAAACATAGAATTTAATCTTTGGCCTTGGACTAGAAACTTAGTAAAATATGGTGACTTCTTTTTAGCATTAGAAATGGCAGAAGGTAAGGGTATTATTAATGTAACTCCATACTCTGTATATAATACGGAAAGATTGGAAGGTACTGACCCAATGAATCAAAACTATGTTAAGTTTAAAGTTGAATTAGATAGATTTGGTAAAAAGGAATATGAGAACTATGAAATAGCTCACTTCCGTTTACTATCAGATACAAACTTTCTACCATATGGTAAGGCTATGATTGAGAACGGCCGTAGAGTTTGGAAACAATTACAATTAATGGAAGATGCGATGTTAATCCATCGTATTATGAGAGCACCTGAAAAAAGAATATTCAAAATTGATATTGGTAATATTAATCCTAATGAAGTAGATAACTACATGCAAAAGATTATTAACAAAATGAAGAAAACTCCATTTGTTGATAAAAATACAGGTGATTATAATTTAAAATACAATATCCAAAACCTTACGGAAGATTTCTTCTTACCGGTTAGAGGTGGAGATAGTGGTACTTCAATTGACAACTTGTCTGGATTGGAATATACGGCAATAGAGGATATTGATTATTTAAAAGCCAAATTATTTGCAGCACTTAAAATACCTAAAGCATTTTTAGGATATGAAGAAGATGTAAATGGTAAAGCAACTTTAGCAGCACAAGATGTTCGTTTTGCTAGAACTATTGAAAGAATTCAAAGAACAATCGTTAGTGAATTATATAAGATTGCAATTGTACACTTAGCTGGACAAGGTATTGATGATTCGGAAATGACAAATTTCCAACTTACTTTAACAAACGCTTCTACAATATATGAGCAAGAGAAAGTAAATCTTTGGAGTGAGAAGGTTAGATTAGCAACTGATATGAAAGGATTAAATATGTTATCTACTGATTGGGTTTACCATAATGTGTTTGGTATGAGTGAAGATGAGATGGATATAGAGAGAGCTAAATTAGTTTTAGACCTTAAAGACCGTTTCAGATATAATTCAATTGAACAGCAAGGACAAGACCCTGCCAATCCACCACAACAACAAAATGTAGAGGAGGAGATTGAAAAAATGAAGCAGGAGATTGTTGATAATAAAGGTGGCAGACCAAGAGAGGGAAATACATATGGTAAAGATAAACATCCATTAGGTAGAGACCCATTGGGAAACAAAGAAAATGAGAAAGAGAGAAAGAGAGAAACTCGTACAAATGAATCAAATAAGAAAATAGCACAAGAATATATAAACGGAATTTCTGCAAAAAAGAAGATTTTAAGTGAAAAAACTGAAAAAACTGACCTTTTGGATGAAAATAATCTGTTAGATGACAGTAAATTTTAATAAACATTAAAAAGTTTATATTTATATGTGTTAGTTTATGTATATAGGTTAAATTATAGGGTAATTAAATGAAAAAAATAAAACATTCCAAAGTTAAGAACACTGGAGTGTTATTTGAATTATTAGTAAGACAAATAACATTGGAGGTTCTTAATGGAGATAAGACTGAGAACGCAAAACATATAGTAAAGGAATTCTTTGCCGCAGGTACTGAATTAAATAAAGAATTACGTCTTTATGATTTATTATTAAAAGAAAAATACAATTCAGAATCAAAAGCTGAAATGTTCGTTGAGACTGTATCACAGGCTCATTCTAAATTAAATGTTGTAAAGCTATCTAAAGAAAAATACAATCTTATTAAAGAAATTAATTCAAAATTTGAATTAGAGCAATTTTTAACATCTCCTATAACTAATTATAAAGTACTGGCATCAATATATAAAGTGTTTGAATCTAAAAAATCTGAAAACTACGATATTAAAGATGTATTTAATTCTAAAATTACATTAATTGAGAATATTATCTCAAGACCAACTTCAAACAAAGTTGAACCTACTTCTGATAGTACAAAACTAATAGAAACCTACAAAAAACAAGATAAAGACCTACGATTACTAACCTATAAGATTCTTGTTGAAACTTTCAATAAAAAATATACAAATTTAGATGAAAAGCAAAAGGGCTTGTTAAAAGAATATATCAATAACATGTCTAATACATCTAAATTTAAAGATTACTTAGCAGTAGAACTTCCACAAATTGTGAAAGAATTAAAAACAATTAAATCTAAAATATCAGATAAAGTAACTACAATTAAATTGTCAGAAACTATTTCTGTTTTAGAAAAAATGAAAATTGGTAAAACTGTATCTGATAATAACGTTTCATCTATCATGCTTTCTTATGAGTTAATCAAAGAATTAAAATCAAAGATAAATGTCAAATAGACTAAAAGAAATAATCAGAGGTATAGTTAAAGAAATCCAAGACGAAAAGGAATTGGAGGAAATGACTGGAACTGCTGCAGTTGCTGGATATGATACTCCTAATGCATTTTCAAAGCCAGGTCAAACTGCAAAGAAAAATAAAAGATTAGCTAATGTAACTGGTGGTGAGGTTGTTGATGATTTAGAAGAAGCAAAGGATTGGTTGAAAAACGATGTTCCTGCTAACTCTAAAAAACCATTAACAATGAAACCAACTGCAACTGATTGTAGTGATTCTGGTGAAATTGCAGATAAAAGTGGTATGATATTAGCAAAAGATGATGAGGAAGCTAGTTTAAATGAAAATCGTTGGTTAGAAATTAAAAACGGAGATGCATCCCCTAAAGCTAAAATGAGTAGAGGTATGACAAGTATCAAACAACAATTAGGTGAGGTAGAGAAATTTGTTAACTGGTATTCTAAAATAAAAAATGAGAATGGAGTTAAAAGAGATGATTACTATAAAAGAACACACAAAAGTTTACATAAGATAAAAGAAAGGTTAATGAATCTTTCAGAAAAAATTAGAACACTATAATATGAACACATCAATTACAAAATCAAGACTAAAAGAATTAGTTAAAGAAGTATTGGTAGAAGAAAACGAATATCAGGCATTCTTTCAAAAAGCTTTAGATAAAGCAGGTAAAGATATAAATGCAATGTCAGATGAAGAAAAGAAAGCTTTCTTTAATAAAATTGATTCTGCTTGGAATGGTAAGGGTGAAAAGAATGAAGGTAATGCTTTTGGAGCAGCTGTTTCTAAAGCAAAGCAAGAGGGTGATGATGAGTTTGAAGTTGATGGAGAGGAATACAAAGTAGAATCTATATCTACTGAATTACCAAAAGCTACTATACCATCTGCTGTTAAAATGAAATTAGCACAGGCAATTGATAAAATTAAAGATGCTAAATTAAACAATGTACAAAAATTACAATTAGTTGCACAGGTAGTTGATAGCTTAGGTGTTGATAAATCTCAATTAGGTACTATTGCTAATAAGATTAGAAGCAAAATGGAATCAGTAACCGAAGCAAGAGATACTGACGGAAATGAATTTCCTGAATTAGATGATATTAAAGCGGCTATCAAAAAAATAATTCAAAATGATGATGTTGAAAAGCTTTTAAGAAATAAAGTTACTGCTTATCTACAAAAAGAAAAAGGATTTACAGGAGCTGGTAATACAAATAGTAGTAGATTATACGATAAAGTAATAAATGATTTACTTAAACACTAAGAATTAAAATAAGAATGAAGAATCTTTTAATAGAAACAAAATTATTTGAGGGAAAGGTACAAGAAGATGAAGGTGGAAGAACCATTGTTAAAGGTATTCTACAAAGAGCTGGTGCTGAAAATCAAAACGGAAGAATTTATCCGAAAGAAATCCTAATGAGAGAAGCTAAGAAATATGAGGTATTCATCAAAGAGCGTAGAGCATTAGGTGAATTAGACCATCCGGATTCTACTGTAATTAACTTAAAGAATGTTTCTCACAATATTAGAGAGATTCATTGGGACGGTGATGATTTATGTGGAACTGTTGAAGTTCTATCTACTCCATCTGGTAATATCTTAAAAGAATTATTGAAAGCTGGTATCCTATTAGGTATTTCATCAAGAGGTATGGGTTCTACTCGTAACTTATCTGGAAACAAAGTAGAGGTACAAGAAGATTTTGAATTGATAGGTTGGGATTTCGTATCTAACCCATCTACACATGGTGCATTTATGGTACCTGTAAACGAATCGGTTAATAAAGGTTTACAACAAATTGGAACTGATGTTTGCGGAGACTTCTGTAAAGCACAAGACTTAATGAGAGAAATAATAACTGAAATAGCATAAGAATGGCAAAGAATTTTGATATATACGATTTCGTACACAACAATAAGATAACCTTAAAAGTTGATGGCAATAAAGGAACTACTGTAGCTAAGGCATACAATGATATCCGTAAAACTAACTTGAAAGAAGTAAAGATAGTTAATGGCAAATTCAGCATAGCTGAAAGTTTAGAAGATGGTGACAGAAAATTATCTCCGGAAGTTAAAAAACACTTCTTAGAAATTATTTCTACTTACAATACTTTTCAAGACCAAATGAGAAGACAATCTGATTTGACTGAAGTTGCAAATACTTTAGGTGCTATCGTTGAGGCTGCAAAGGAAATGACATTAAGAGAAAGTGGTGACTGGTTTGATAATGTGACTGTAAAAAGAAATATGACTGAATTAGACAAATTAGGTAAATCATTTGATAAGTTCGCTGTTGAAGCAAAATCAATGGATGAAAGATTACATTCTTTATATGAAGATATGGGTCACATCCTAAATCGTTATTATGAAATCGCTGATATCCCTGTGGATACAATGAAAGAAAGATTAGGTAAAAAGAAATAATTATGATTCGTTTAGGTGGTTTAGTATCTCAAAAAGCATTTGGTAAATTTGAAATGGGTAAAGTAATTTCAAATCCATTCGCAAACGCATTCATTAAAGAAGGAGAAGGTGAAGACCACGAAGTTTCTATGGCAAACAATTCATTAGATACTATTATTAAGATGGCTACTGAATTGAAATCTAAGATGGGAGAAAACGAAAAGGATATTCCTGCTTGGATTCAAGACCATATTACAAATGCAGAAAACTTCATTTCTCAAGCATCATCTAACTATCACGAATACGGAACAAATGAATCGGTAAATGAAGGAGCTGGTAGAGAAGCAATGGGAATTGCTGGATTTACTGGTACTCGTGCAATTGCAGTACAAAAATTTATAGATGATTTTAATTTGAACGCTAAAAAGCTTTTTAACTTTATATCTAAAGGAAAGTTAAAAGATAGAATGGACTTCGCAACAGCATTAAGTGGAAAACCTGGTAACAAATATCAAGGTAATTTTGTAGGTATGTTTGGAGAAGGTACTATAAACGAAGATTCCGAAACAAAGAGATTGGAAATGTTGATTAAAAACTTGGAAGAAACTATTAAACTATTAGTACAACAACTTAAAGATAATAAAAGTTTACCAAGCACCAAAAAAGAAAATATTAAAAAATCAATAGCACTAAACTTAGATTTAATTAACTATTATAAAAAATGGTTAAAAGATTACCAAGCAGCTGCAAACGAATCATTGGTAAAAGAAGATGGCCCTTGTTGGAAAGGATATAAGCAAGTTGGCATGAAAGATAAGGGTGGTAAGCAAGTTCCTAACTGTGTTCCAAATAAATAAATTCTAAAGAAAAGTATAGTTTTTTTACGTTTTGTAAAATTTTATATATTTATTCTTAATAATAACCTATTAATTTAGGTTTTTCTATTGGTAAATGAATACTCTCGTTCTATGAGAAGTGACCAAAACGCCAATCAAAAACATACATTGAAGTCCACAAATTTAATGACTTCAGAAATCCGATAAATAAGGAAAACAAATGGCAAGTTCAAAATTGTTGAAAGAAGCAATTGCTGATGCTAAAGCTGTACGTGAAACTGCTATCGCTAATGCTAAAATCGCACTAGAAGAAGCATTTACTCCTCGTTTACAATCTATCTTATCTCAAAAATTACAAGCCGAAATGGAAGGTGATGAAGAAGATACGGAAGATGCAGTAAATGAAGATAATGATACTTCAAGTGAAATAGCTAAAGGTGATAACAAACAACCTGCAGATAAAGCAAATTCAGCACAAACTGACCTAAGTGGAATCTCTAAACAATCTGGTGAGCCAGGTAGTGAAGGTGAAGAAACTAAAGTTAAAGACCTTACTGAAGGCGAAGATGAGTTCGGTGCAGAAGAAGAAATTCCTGCAGAAGAACCAGCAGCTTTTGAAGGTGAAGACATGGCTCCAGAAATGGACATGGATGCAACTGACGAAGATGAGTTAGATTTAGAATCTATCATCAGAGAGTTAGAAGCACAAATCGCAGGTGAAGAAAGTGAGGAAGAAATTCCTGCTGAAGCACCAGCTATGGAAGGTGAGGAAGCACCGGTTGAAGAACCAGTAGCAGCTGAACCAACTGAAGCACCAGCAGTAGAGGGTGAAGACCCAGCTATGGCTGATGATGAAATTGACTTAGACGAGATTCTAAGAGAAATGGGATACGGAGAAGATGAAGCTGAAGAAGAAAAAGCTGATGATGCAACTGAAATGAAAGCTGAAGTAGCAAACCTACAAGCTGAATTAGAAGAAGCATTAGCAGTAATCAAATCTTTGAAAGGTACAATCAACGAAGTAAACCTTTTAAACGCTAAATTACTTTACACAAACAAATTGTTCAGAAGTTATAACCTAACTAACGAACAAAAAGTTAAAGTTGTAGAAAATTTAGACAGAACTTCTAACGTAAGAGAAGTTAAATTAGTTTACGCAACACTTTCTGAATCAATGAAATTCACAGGAACTGAAAGAAAAGTAGCTCAAGTTAAAAAGAACATTACCGAAGGTATTGCTTCTAAAGCTCAAGCTTCAACAGCTCCTAAAAAAGAAATCATCGCAGAAAGTAATGAATTAGCAAATCGCTTTAAGCAATTAGCTGGTATCATAAAATAATAATCCATAAAAAAAATAAATAAAAATGGCAAATTTTGATTTAAGCAAACTTATGGAAGGCAAGAACCCACAAGCAGTAATGTTGGCTGAAACACGTCAATTGAAAAGCAAATGGGAGAAAACAGGTCTTCTAGAAGGTATGAAAGAGAGAGACCAACACTCTATGGCAGTTCTATTAGAGAACCAAGCAAAACAATTGTTGGATGAGGCAACTCAAACAGGTACATCATCAGGATCAGAAGAATGGTCTGGTGTTGCTTTACCTTTAGTAAGAAGAATCTTCGGAGAAATCGCATCTAAGGAATTCGTAAGTGTACAACCTATGAATTTACCTTCAGGTCTTATCTTCTTCTTAGACTTCAAATATGGTTCAACTAACCAACAAAACAATGTGTACGGAGCTAAATCACTTTTTGGTGGTACTAACGTAACTGGTTCAGCTACTAACTTCGGTAGAACTAACGCAGCTGAAGGTGGTCTTTATGGTGAAGGCCGTTACGGATACTCTGTAAACGATGCAACTGCAACTGTTGCAACAACTCCTACATCTGGACAAATCACTTCTGCATCTGCAAACTGGTCAGAAATTGGATTTGATTCTGCATTATCTGCTTCTGTAGCAGCTGGTAAAGTATTTAAATTTAGCGTATCTGCATCTGCAATCGCTTCTACTTTAGATACTAACGCAGCTCGTACTATTCAAGTAACTGCAGCTGGTGGTGGTTTATTTAGTAACCTTAACCAATTCAACTACTACAACGCAACTAGCGGACAAGTAGTATTGTTTGTTTCTGGTTCTACTATTGGAACTGGTGCAACAGCAGTAGGTGGACCTTCTGCTACTATCAATTATTCTGAAGTTCCTGTATCTTATGATAGAGGAGATTTTGAAGATTCAACTGCAAATGCTGCTGGTAACACAACAACTGCATTGGATATTCCTGAAATTGATTTAGAATTAAAATCAGAGGCTATCGTAGCTAAGACTCGTAAGTTGAAAGCTGTATGGACTCCTGAATTAGCACAAGATTTGAATGCATACCATTCAATTGATGCT